TGGACGGGCTGGCTTCTGTTCTTCAGAGAGTCTGTTTAGTTCTTCTCTGGATATCCTGCCATCAAAGAAGTCGTTAGCTGCCTGCTGGATTACCTCGTTACGAGGCTGTGCCCCACGAGTGGAGGCTCTTACTTCTTCGGGTAAAACTTGCTGCGTGTCTCGTCCATCACTGAGAGCGTTTGCTCGACTGAGGGCAGTCTGCCTTCTTTCCTCAATCGCTCGACTGTCTGGTATAACTTCTCTGCGCTGAATGCCTCGCTCTTGGAGGAGCTTGGCTGTTCCATCGGAGTGCTTGTAGTATCCGATTTTTGCCCCGAGGTCTTTCCAAAGTCCGATCTCATATACCCACGATACTGCCTGTAATTCAGCAACACTCAAGCCAAGTTTATCGGCTGCAAATCTAACTGCTTCATCCTGAATCTTAAGTTCCGCTGGTGTGGGTGCCTGAATGATCTCACCGTTAGCGTCAAGAACCGTGCCCATCATCCTATTCCACATACGGCTAAAGTGAAGATCAGCAGTAAGAACGTCATAGTTGCCGTTCATGTTGAGGTGATATGCGCCACCCTTCTGGCCGAAGATCATTGACCCATACTTAAGATCATCCTGCTTGCCACCCACGTTTGGGTTGTATTCCCTGAGTTCTTTAATTGGATGTTTCGACAACAACCAGTCGGCAGCACCCTTCTCACCCTTCTCCGCAACCAGCCTATTAATCCTATTCAGGTAAATCTCCACCGTCCCGCCACGGACAGTCCATCCCTTGCCGTCATCCTGTCTTGGCTTAACTGGGAACTGCTGGTTGGAGGAATCCCAGATCCGCATTGTGGTTAGCGTCTCTGCCTTGGGTGTCTGGCTGAATGAATTGCCAACAAGCATGGCCTTGAACAAGACCATCTTTTCTGGAATGGAATCAATCGACTCTGGGTACAGCTGGGCAAGGTCTGCCTCCATCTGCTCGATATCCTGACTGTACCAAGTCATGCCAGTGTCTTCCTGCTGGAGCTGATAGGATACCTCAGACCATGTGTTTATAAGGTACTGAGCCATTCTAATATCGGCTGGAGTATCCTTAGTGAGTGGCTTTTGGATTCGATCAATACTTCTTTGCTGAAGGAAATTGGCTACTTCTTTTACTGAAGGCTTCTCAAGCCTTACACCATCACGCCTTAACGGCACCGACTCGACGGATACTGCGCCCCGTGTCGAGGCTACTACTTCTGGCGACCCTGCTTCTTGAAGGCTTCTGCCTTGAGACTGGATTCGTCCCGCTTGGACAGCTGGGTTGACGGCTCGTCTAACGGACTCAACCGCTGTCCGAAGACTCCCTTTTCGTCCAGCGAGGTAATCAACTTTTCCACCCAGCTCTTGTAGTCTTCCCCTGTCTGAGGGCGTGTAAAGGCCACTGGCTCGTAGGTCTCTGACTGCTGGGGCTGTGTCGATTGTTTGCCCAGCGGAGATGTCGAAGATTGCATCTTGTTTGCCATTTTCAGCAACATAAAGCGCATCGGTCTTATTGTCGAGAACGAAAGAAATATCATAAACAAACTGACGCTGATCTACAGGTAGTGGCTCGTTGTTTTCTGTGGTCTTCATCCATCCACCAAAGTACGCACCCGCCCCCTCAACATTCGCCAACCTCTGGCCAATACCGAAAGCCCTGAAGATATCGTCGTTGCTGAGAAGGTAGGATCTGAAAGCCTTGATGCCCTCTTCCCTGCTCATGTTTACGGGCATAATACCCTCTGTGTTCTTGGACGGTGCTACAATGTAGCCAGTCGTTGGAACCCTGAATGACACGGGGTCAACAGTAAATCCATCTGGGTTGTTCCTTGTGTAATCAAACAGCTGCTCATACTTGGCGAGGCCACGGATCGAAGTCTGTGGCTCCTCGTTAATGCCAGCACGGCCAGCCCGAACAGCCCGCTCGACCCTTGTCCGTAATCCCTTAAACCTGTCACCTTGGTCTAGGAATGATCTGAACTCTAGGTTCAGCCTCTCCCCGTGACCCGTGTATCGAAGGAACCTGTCGAGCAGGTTTCTGAAAGCACGACCAGCTTTGTCCATGACACTGTTCTGCTCGCTGAGTCCCTTAGCCCACTGGTCGTTTGTCCAAGCCAAACGCTCGGAGAAGAACTCCTGTACTGACTCCATGACACGAGGACTCACCTCGGCCTTCAGTCCACCAAACTCATCGAACAAAGCACCTGTCCTAGACTCTGTCTCTGCCCTCCATAGACCCCTGATCTCAGCCTGTACACCAGCTGGGAGCGTGTCCCAGAAGGCGTGGCCAAGCTCATGGATCATTTCCCTGCGAGCCATAGGCATCGTGGCGAGCTTGTCCGACAAGAAGATCATGGCCTTCCTGCCGTCCGAAGCCCGCTTGTAGTAGGCAACAGCACCCTTTGGAACCTGACCTGATTCAATTAAAGGAGTGATGTCACCCACCTCAAAAGTGATGGCATTGCGTAGGGCTGGAGATGAGATGCTGTTCCACAGGTTCTGGAAACCTTGGACAAGCGAGAGCTTCTGAGATGCGCTTGGCGGTGTGTTGCGCTCGGAGGCTAGGATGTATCCCTCTGGTCTTGCCGTTAGTCCACGAAGCTCAGTCTCCCGCATCCCGATCATGCGATTAAGTCGGGCGACCCTCTGCGAGGTCTCCTGCTTATTCTCGATCTTGTTACCCTCTGAGTCGTACCTGATAACTTCTCTAGCCGTGTTAGGATCGTACTCGGTTGTGCCAGCGTTAGGGTTTTCGCCGACAAGGATCTGCCTTGCGAGTACACCCTCACGGATCTTGTAAAGCCTTTCGATCTCATTGTTCAGGACAACCTGACGAGCCACACCACGATCATCTCGTGACACGGATTCTGGGATGATCTGATTGTCTGGGAGAAGTGTTTGATCTGTAACCCTGCCAAGCTGCATCTCACGCTGGGCTTCTGCGATCAACCTGCGATCCATCTCCTGCTCTGTCTCCAAGCCGAACTCTTTTGCGATACTGCTGGTTGGGGAGATGATGCGACCCGTGAATTGGGATCGTGTCGCAGTCCTCGGATCTGCTGGGCTAGTGATTGGGTTTAGAAGGGGGCTGTCATCGGTTACGTCACGAACCCTGACTGGCTCACCCGTCCTGAACTCTGCCTCCCACAAAAGACCTTGAGGGGTATGGAAAGTAAATGTCTCTGTATTGTTGCCATCCTCATCCTGACTAACGCTACGACCAAGGGGTACGCTATTGATCGCAGGGTTCTGGCCAATGTCTGGCACTTCTCCAGCAAGCCGATCCCCGAACACAGTCTTGGGGGTTGAGGTTGTCTCAGTTTCCCCAGTCTCAATATCAATCCTCTGCTGTGTGGTTGTGTTAGCGTTTCTTGCTGCCTCAGTAATCTGCGTCAGTCGTTCTGGAGTTAGTGATGCAGCTAGGTCTGCTTTGCTCTTAAGCTCGTCGGATAGTTTCTCAGCATAGAAAGCCTCGTTATCACGGGTGATTGCATTCACACCGCCACCGATCAGTCCTCCAGTTACGAGTCCTACCGCACCAGACTGCAGTGCCCCATCCATGATTCCCCTGTTCGGATCGTACCCAGCAAACTTAGAGGCAACGAAGTTGTTGGCCATCTGAGAACCAGTCTCCTGCAAGAACTCTTCGGTAGCTCCCTCGACCACACCACGAAGGATGGATCTCTTGGCAATTCCAGCCGTTAATCTTCCAGCAAGACCACCGAGAGGTATTGCCTCTGTCAGTCCGATAGCACCGCCAGCTAGGGCTGATGCCCTCGACGTAAACTCGTTTGCCCCAGCCTGCCTTGCCTCCTCGTAGGTAGACCCAGCGTTTGTTGCAGCTCCAAGCACAGCTGCTGTACCAAGTCCGACAGCACCAACGGCTGCTTCAGGCGCAGCTGCTGCTGCAGCTGCAGCTACACCAAAGAACCCAAGCGCACTGCCAAGACCTTGGGGTAGTAGGGTATTAATGAAGTCATTGCGTAGACGGGGATCTTCGATGCCAGTTGTCTGCTTAACACTCTCGTCGATATCCTGTGCGATCTTATAGATATCACGCTCAGTGACTGGAGTGTTGTCATCGTAGTTTCCGAGAGACTCGCCAATGGCTTGCTGCGCTAGGGCAGCTGCCTTAAATGCTGATGTGAAAGTTCCAGATGCGCCCTTGTAGATATTGCCAAGGAATGCAGATCCACGCTCAACCGCACCGAGGTCACCCAGAGCATCCTGCGATGCAATCTTTACAAACTCATCAGAAGCCTGACCAACCTCCTTTGCATCTCTTGGCTCAACCTGCGTGTAATACTCCTGAACGTACTGGGAGTACTTGTTGATCGTATCTACTTTACCCTCTGTGGGTAATTCGTCGTACCCTACTTGGGCTTTTATGTCATCCCAAGGTGTGATCGCCATGATCAGTTACCAGACTTCAGCTTTTTTTCTTCCTCGATAATGTCTGCTGCAATTCTACGCATGGCTGCAGTGTTCACATTTCCTTTTGCGTTCTTTTGCCCTTTGACTGATTCAAATTCTTTTTTGAGTGCTTCAATTTTCATCTTGCTGGCGTTCGCACTTTCAGACGCAATATCTTCTTTGCTACGAACTCGGCGACCAGTACCACCTCTTGCTGCTGGGTTTTCAGCTGGTTCAGCAACTCCACTTTCCTGCATCATAGAGTCAACCTGATCGCCAGTTGACATGGGCTTGGTTCTCTCAACTGGTACTGGACTCATATCTGCGCCAGTTGGGGCTGCTTGTCTTGGTGCAGTTGCCTTACTACCAAAGATACCACCAAGAATGCTTGAGTTCTTCTCAGCTGCGATCTCTGGGGCGTTGCCCTTAAACATGGACTTGTAAGCCTCAAGATCTGCAGCGGAATCAAATACTGCCTTAACAGTTGATCCGTCTGCATCTGTCGTGTTGTACTCGAACTTCCCGCCACCAAGAGACTTTGTCATCATCTTCATTGCATAGTCACTGTTCTGCAGTCGTGCCTGTAACCTTTGCTTTGCAGTGTTATCTTCATCTGTACCGTAGCCACGCTCCTGCATCATCTTGTCCAGCTTCGACATTTCACCCATAAGGTTAATCTGTTCATCTGAGTGTGCGTTAAGTGCTGCCGTGATTGCCGTAAAAGACCTAGCACCCTTTGAAACTGGATCGTTGCCACTGAAAGCACCACCGCCACTAGACCTAGCTGACTGCATTCTTTCTTGAGCTGCAATTCTTTGAGCCTGCATCTCTTTCTCTGCGTCCAGCTTCCTCTGCGATGTAATCGCATCCAGACCAGAGTTCATCATGTACGCCCCAGCCTGTGCTACTCCTCCGTAATAATCTGGCATATTAAGCTCCGTATCCGCAGATGGCCTTAGCCCTGCGAACTTGTTTTACCTTTGTATCCATCCAGCGTTTGATCCATCCCTTGAGGGTTGCTTTACCACTGATGTAATTAGCGATCCGTTCCCCGTGCTTGATGTATCCGTTCAGCATCCACTTCGGTGCCATGCTCAACATCCATTCCCTAAAGATCATCCACTCAGGATTGTCTTCACCGTACACCTCACGAGCCACCCAGCACACAAGACCACCGATACCCATTCCCAACCCAGCAATACCTTGAGCTGCGCCAATAATCTGTGCGCCCATTGGCTGGTAGGTGGAAGCCTGATAGGCAAGCTGTGCGTTATAGCCAGACATCGCTGTCGAATAGTTCTGTGCGTTGATACCCTGACCCTGAATGTATTGCTGACCCCCCAAGAAAGCTGCGTTCTGCATGGGTTGCATTGTGTTAGGCGAGAAGCCAGAGGCACCAGTCGAAGGGCTACCAATCTGTCCGTTGGCAATCGGGGAGAGTCCAAGATAGCTCTGGGTATTGGCGATACGTTGCTGTTGGAGTTGCTGACCCACGTTAAACTTAGCGAGAACTTCGGCAGCACTGGCTGCGTTGCCATACATGTTTCCACGAGCTGCCTGAGAAGAACGGATATCCTGTTCCGCTGTGCGAGCCTGATCGGCTGATAGGCTAGATCCCAAAGCAAGTTCGCTAGAGATCTTTTCACCGAGCTGTTGGTTGGCCTTAAACCTCTCGGGGTCTGCCATCTCCAAGATTCTGCGTTGTTCTGCTACGGCATCGGTGCCGTATTTCTTTGAAAGTGTCATTACGTTTTCGACCTGTGCGTCCGAGGTCTTACGCATGATATCAATATCTGTGGGTATGCTGGCTTCTTTGCCTTTCCTATATGCTTCTAGTGTTAATGGATACCCTGTCGTTGCGTAGTATTCCATCGTCTCCTTGTTCGCAGCTCCAGTGTCTGCGGGAGACACTGAGGGCGGGGGCGGTGGTGCAGGAGGAGGTGAAGGAGGTGAACCCATATTAGTTTGTTATCTATAACTGTTTAGAAGACGAAAGCAGTCGGGTCAAGCCTTTATAAGAGAGTCTGGATAGGACTGAAAATGGGTACTCTTTTATAACCCCACCAAGGTGATTCCTTCTTGCAGCGAACTTTGGCCTATCACCCCAAACGGTAAGAAGTAGGTCTATGAGCCTAGCAAGGTTCTCTGCCTTCGGGGCTATGACCAGCTCGATCCAGCATATGTCGCAGTAGGGGTCGCTGTAGTATGGGTCTTCTATAGCCCTTTGGACGGTGTCAACAAACCTGACCATAGCCATAGCCTCTATCCCGTCCTTGCCCTTAATGTAGCCAAGCAGCTTGTTTTCACGGTACCACCGCATCCAAGGCTTGAAGTCGCCCCAACACATTGAGGGGCTGTAGTGTTCCTGAACGAACGACTGAATCGAGTCTAAGTCTTCCTCAAACCCCGAGGCCACGCTGATCCTCTGGAACCGAGTAATCTGTTATAGCAGTCTTACGAAGGGGGTTGGTATCACGGTAGTACTGATTAACCATCTTGTACCACTCGTTGCGCTGGGCATCGGAGGACTCAATCATCTCTTTAGTTCTAGGAATGTAAACCTCTTGACGCTCCTTCTCGTAAGCCTCTCTACGCCTCTTTTGATCTGCACGATCATCAACGTAAGGGTCTGGTGCTGGTGCTGGCTGTGATCCTCCTCCTCCCATATATATGCTTCTGTATGCCTAGCAGTTGGCAGATGTCAAGTGACTAGGTAGGGCTGGAGGTAGGCTGATACAGACATCCCACGGACTGCCAGATAGCCAGATGAAGAGCTTACCCGAAGTATGATCTCCCTGAAGTAGTCTTGATCTATGATTGTATATCCCTTGTTTTTTAGGGCTGGGAATCCAGACAAATACTTGGGAAGATTAAATGGAAGTGTAAGAGGTGCTGCTGATGTTGCTATTGTTGCCAGCGTCTCCCAATAATCATTATCCAAAATATACTCTATGAGTGCCGTTGTGTCTGATTCATAAAACTCAATCTCACACCTGTTCCCCAGCTTCCTAGATCCAGCCTCCGAAAATGTCATCCCACGAGATGCAATCGATGTTGGTATGCCGACAGATCCATCCGCAGTTGCTGAACCATCGTCTGCATATGTAAGCGCAGTAGAAGATCCAAAGTTATGCCCACGCCTCCAAAGGTAAATACGACCCGACCTATCACCTATTACAAGACCAGTAAATAAGGCTGTTGAAGCAACATTGTTTGGCAGGGTTATTCCATTAGTTGCCTGAATGCCTGTATATGGATAGAACCTCCCAGACCACTCACCAAGCCAACACTTGTTTGCGGTGTCAAAACAAAGGGTAATAGTCCCACCAGAAGATGTCTTAGCTGAAACTATCACCGTATTTTCGTGGAATGCCATAGAGATCTCGCTCGGCTGTGAAATATCGATCTGCTTTATCTTGCCTTCAATCGGCATCGATATTGGAAGGCTTACCGCTTGCTCCTGCCCCTGTAGGGTTCGGCTTAACAAGCGCACCCCGTCACGAGACATAAACATAACATCAGATCCAACCCTAAGCGTGGCCGACTGACTCAGGGCACCGTTGGCGTTTTCAACTGTTTCGACTGAGAAACCACCAGCAGATGTCTGGGTAATTCCGCTAACAACAAATACCCTGTTCTCCTTAAATACTGCGATACGGTCACCCGTCCACTCGACGATTGCAGTAATTGGAGAAGAGTCTCCACCTATCCTAATTGCATTTGTTACGGTATCAAAGTTTGATGTCAGGAAATCTCCCACATAAAGGGTGTCTGGGTTGCTTGCGGTTACGGCAAATAGCCTACCCCTCGTGCTGATTAACCTATTAATTCCAGCAGGGGCTGATACTGCTCCAGTGGTTGGCACGGTAGTGACAGCAGAACCGTCCCAGAACTTAAGCTGACCACCCGCAGATCCGTCGATAAAGTAGAGCTTATCTGCTACCGTAGCCGTATAGACCCTGTTGCCAGATGTATATGCAGATGATGCCCCAGTCTGCCATCCAGTAGCCCAAGTTGATAGGTACTTAAGATTGCCACCAAAGAATGCAACCATCTGCGTTGTGCTTGTGTTTCGGTAGGAAGCAAGACCGCTAATATAGGAGTTAACCCCAGTGGAAGGAGTGAGAACAAGGCCAAGCCTAGTATGAACAAGCCCGTTCTCGTCTAACTCGACATTGACCAGACTTGTACACTGGTTCTCACCCAAGATCCTCGCCTGAGTGTTAGAGTCTTCCCCACCGCTGAACTGCCTCTGCCCGTCGAAGACCAGAGGCGTGTCTAGGGCTTCGTCAAAAATAATAGGCATGGCTTATTGGAAGCTGATCGTGCTTCCCCCGTAGTCCCAGTCATCACGGCTCCACTCACCGTTAAACGCAGCTGAGACCTCAAAGCGGGATGCACCCTGAGAACGCTCGACGTTGCGGGCTAATGACAAAAGAGTGAGGGCTTCGGACTGTTTGGCCTGAGCCTTGGCGTAAGCCTGTTTGTATTCCAGCATGTCGGCCTCGACAAGTGTAAGTAGTGCCTGCTCTGCGGTATTGATTACACACACATCATCATCTAGCTCCATCGAGCGGTAGGCAGACACCCCGTTGTTTGTTACACGGATCTTGGTCTTGCAGAGAACAGAGAGTGTTCCAGCTTCGGAAGAAGCACTCAAAAGCTGTAGCCTTATATTACCAGCGTCAGATCTCGAAAGGATCACGAAAGATGTTGTATTTCCAGAATCAGTGAAAGAACTTGGTGACATCATAAATGCCGACCCGTAGTTGGCTGGGTCGATTGCGGTTGTGCCGATCTTGACTGCGACAGGGAGATCCATGTTCGTGTCAGAGATTGTGACAATGGAACTTCCAGAACTGATGGCCTGAGTTGTCACGGCCATGCTGTTTGCCCAGAGCTGGCTGTCCCAGATCATCTGGTAGCGGTTCTTACAGAATGTTTTTACAGCAGCTACGGCACCAACGGAGGTGTCGTGGGTCTTGATGCAGACTTGGTTGGCGATCTGGTCGAGGGTCATTTATCCCTCGCTGGGTTCGTCAGCAGGAAGCGGAGTGTTGCCTTCGGCAAGCCATTTTAAGTAGGCTTGATAGTCGGTGTTGGCTGGGTCGAAAGGGATAGACCAACCATCAGAACGAAATACTGTTTCAATGACTCCGTAAATGTTTTTGCAAAGTCTATAAGTAATTATCATAGTTCTGCTCCTAAACTAAGAAGTGCTGACAATGTATTATTGGTGTCTAGGGACATTGCCCTGTATGTTGTTAGCCCAGATGCAACTTGTGCTAGGATTCCACAAGAATTTGGTGCTGATTGCAAAATAGAAATAGAAGTACAGACAATGCTGCCAGAAGGATCAGAAACTCTAAAATTTGATGGTGAGTTTGCATTCAAAGAAGGAGCCGTGCGCATTGGAACAGAGAAACGAGGTAAAAAAACCTCCACATTTACGGAAGATACTGCATAGCCAAATGCAACTCGTTCGTAAAGTGTATTGCCTCCCCAAGTTTGTAGATACCTCTGGCACAACGCCAACTCCGTCCCAATCGGTCTACGCTCAAAATCTGTTGCGGTTGAGCCTGCTTCGAGTTGGACACCTGTGATATAGAAGGTTGCTCCGTTTGTGCCGACAACGCTGGTTGCTCCTGTGGCCGTATTTATATAATTTTGAGTTAACCAAGATCCACTTGTTGCGGAGAAATTTGACCCAGCACCAAGTCCAATTATTAAATATATACCAACACCATTGTCAGTCGACCATGTTCCAGATGTATCGCCAGAAACTGTAATTGTCTTTTTCTCCCATGTATTAGAACTGCCTACTGAATATGTAAATGCGTATCCTCGTACTTGGGATGCGTTTGATATAGCCCCACCATACGTTCCAGTAATTGATGCCCTAACCCAAAAAGATAGTGTTATTGGCAATGCAGAGGCTGTCCCAAAGCTAAAATCAGATACATTAAATCCTTCTATTGGTTGCATTATTCTAAAATAGTCGCCTGCTCCCACGCTATAACTTGAAAGAGAGGTTATCCCAATATAGTTCGTGTATCCAGATGGAGGAGTTACTGAACCAGCATTTCTTTGTGCCGTGAATTTTGATGCAATAGATCCAGTCACGCTCCACCTATCAACAACAAAGTCATTTGCAGTTGTTTGTGTAATGCTCGCCCCAGCATTCCTCTGATCAATCCGCATATCACCATTGATGATACGGTTGCGGAAGCCAGTCAAAGCAGAGGTTTTCTGTAGACTGCCGTCATTGAAGGTTACGCCGTTCGTGCCGTTGATTGAGATGCTCATTTGTTCTCCAGTGCGGTTAGGTTCATTTAGCAGGCCATCAACACACAGGGGACGCAATAACTTCCATCCTCGTATGTACAGGTAACATTAGTTGAGGTTACTTTAGCAATGGTCTTGGATCGGATAATATCATCTCCTTGAGGTTTGGCAGTTCCATCGCCAGCAGACATTAACAAGTCACCACGATTAACGCTTGTCCCTTGGGCAATACGGATAATCATATCTCCTGTCATTGCCATATTCAGATCGTATGGATTGTCTTGATCGTCATCGTCCCAATTAACAAACACGCCTGCTGTATTCAAATCGCCTTCAACGTCTGAAATTTTAACTTTGTTTAACTGCTCGTTAGGGAGAAGGTTCCCATCCGCATCTCTCCATTCACACATTGCGTCAAGATTGGATAATACAGTTCCTTTTTTAATTGCTGGATCTCGCTGTCCAGATGGCAACTGCGAGAACCTTGAAAGATGTCCTCCGTTATATGAAACAGTTGTTCCACTTACTGATATTGTTCCCTCAACAGTTCCATCTTGTGCAATTTGAACTATCATTCCATCATCACCATTTCTATTAAAAAACGCTGATGCACCCCCATTAGCCCCAGAAGCAATCTTCTGGTTAGCTAAATCAAACTGGAATCCAATAGTTGATGTGCTTGGTGATGTTTTCCCAACCAACAAATTCCCACTCGCATCAATTCGGAGGCGTTCGGCGTTGGATGTGCTAAAAGCCAATGGGAAACCATTGGCATTTGCAAGATACGACACACCAGTTGCAATGCCTTCAGCGTTTGTAGAACCAGAATTATTGAAGCCAAGATATGTATTTGATACTCCTGTATTAGTTATATTAATTTTAGAATCAGATGCGCCTTGTCCCTCAAATTGAGCAGTATCACCGCCACTTGCTTTACGAACATGTAGTAAATTCGCAGGACTCGTTGTCCCAATCCCAACCAGCCCACTCGAATTAATGCGGAGGCGTTCTGTGGAATTTCCAGATGTATTTGGGGTGGCTATAATTAAGTTTGCTCTTGTTGCAAGATTTCCTGTGCTTGATAATCCAATATAGCCTTGAGCCACATTTGTTACATTGTCTTGCCTGAGCCTAATTCCTGTAAGATTACCGCTTGTGTCTGATGCTGTGTTTATAATCGAAACAGCTTGCGTTGCCGAATCAATATCCGTTTGAGATGTTGTTTTTACAACGTGAAGATTTGCGGTTGGAGAAGCAGTCCCAATCCCAACCTGACCACTCGAATTAACACTAAGAATATCAGCTGTTGTCGCACCGCTATTGCCCCTCGCCAGCTTGATCGTGCCATCGGGTGAGGCTGGTACAGAGAGCGTTAAGTTGTTTGTAGCTGTGCCAGATTGGCCAAACTGTACGCCATTGGCTTTTAGTAGGCTCATTTTGTTTCTCCTTCTTGGTCAGCTGGGAGGGGTGTATTGCCCTCAGCAAGCCATTTTAGGTAGGCTTGGTAGTCGGTGTTGGCTGGGTCGAATGGGATGAAGGCGTTGTCTAGCAATCGGACAACAGAGTTATATTGCGTTAGTTTATACATATTATAGCTCCGCAGAAAATGTTATTAAACCAGAATTATTTGAGTATAAGACTATTGCGTTAGTAGCAGAAACCAGCGTGTGAAATGACCAAGTTTTCGTATCACTATTTAATACAGTAGGTTGCCCACAATTTACAGCCGTAAATGTTCCGCTTACGGTCGCTGTTGGGGCAACTCGCTTTTGAACTGGGAACATATATTGATTTGCTAAATACGACCCAACAAGCTGATAGCCCTTCAACGCTATAGAGTTTAAGTCTCCAGTATTACCACCAACTTGCTCATAATACCTCTGACACAAAGCCAACTCCGTACCAATCGGCCTGCGCTCGAAGTCGGTTGCGGTTGAGCCTGCTTCGAGTTGGACTCCTGTGATGTAGAGATTGTCGTCTGCACCAGCAGCACCTACTGTTGTGAAAACAAATTGAGCAGCTAATTGTAATGCGGAAGATCCTACGGCTCCAGTAACTGAAAACTTTGTCCAAGTAGTAGTTAATGTTACTGTTGTGCTTGCAACAGTAGCTTGTCCTGTCCACCCGCCTCGAAGCGATGATGCTGATTGATCCGTAGTTGTCCCGCTGTAAACATAGGCATTTAGTGAGGAAAAAGTTGCAGAAGCACCAATTTTCGCCCAAAAGGATAATGTGACTGAAGACCCAGCCAAGTCTTTAGAATTATCTGTTTCAATAACTTGCCCAAGTGTATTTAATCCAGCGGTTCCTGACCCACTTCTTCCTATTTTTAATGAATATAAAAATGTTGCTGGCGCACTTGTTGATCGAGTTGCAGTTGATGTAGCGGGTGTGTTTACGCTTGTAAAATACCTATCAATCGAGGTGTATGTATAGCTATCAGTTGCTGGCACAGAACTCGCTCCCGCATTCCTCTGGTCGATCCGCATATCACCATTGATGATGCGGTTGCGGAAATTAAAATTTTGGTATCCCAGCTTTGGTGCGGTAATAGATCCGTCAGCAATGTCTGCTGTGGAAATAGAACCGTTTGAAATTGTGTCTCCCGTAACAATACCGCTCGGAAGCCCCCCAGCAGAGATTCCAGAAATCGTTCCAGTTCCGTTAATTGAGATTGGCATATTAAACTATTGTCCAAGTTGACCCGCTTGGAACTGTTGCGGTTACGCCGTCTGCGATATTAATCGCACCAGCAGTCATTGCATTTTTACTTGCCGTTATAGTGTAGTTTGAGTTGAGCGTAATATCGTTCTCGAAAAACATGCCACCAGCAGCTCCAACAGAAAAGGCGAGCGCACTTGTGATCCGACCCTTGGCATCAATCGTAATCTGCGGAATAGCACCAGAACCACCGTAAGTTCCAGCTGCCACGCCACTGTTCTCCATCTTTGCACCAGTTACAGCTAGTGGCTGAATCTGTGCCGTGCTTACAGCATCTGTTGCAACCGTAGACCAAGCACCACCGCTTACGCTTAACAGCGAACCATTATTTGATGCGTTTACATTTGGAAGATTCCCAGCGACTACAGCAATCGAGTCAACATACGCTTTTGTAGTTGCATCTCCAGATGCGGTTGGTGTCCCAAGGTTTGTGATCTTGCTTGAACCCATGTCGAGGACACCAGACATGGTGTCACCAGACTTGGATACCTTCGTATCTGCATATGTTTTAGTTGCAGCATCAGTGCCAGCAGTTGGAGTGCCAAGGCTAGTAATCTTGTTGGAACCCATGTCAATCGAACCAGACAGGGTATCGCCAGTCTTGGAAACCTTTGTGTCGGCATATGTTTTGGTTGCTGCATCTGAACCAACTGTTGGCGTGGCCACTCCAGTAATTCTTGTCGTACCCGCATCAAAGACTGCCGAGGCGTTCTTCTTTAGAAAATTGGAAGCAGCAACTTTGCGAATCGCAGTTGCGCTGTCATCAGCGATTGGAAGCGTATCGGTATCTGCAACTGGATCGGCAAGAGCTGTGAGGCTTGTTATGGCCGTCACGTTCATGCTCGCATCTTCAACAAGCTGATGGAGCTTCGTGTTTGTCAGCTCCTCAGTTGAGGTAAATGTCTTCCCTTTGGTAAAATTCGGCATCTCTTGGGTACTCTATTGGTAGCTTCTTAGCAGTCAAGTGCAGTTATTATAAACCTAAAAGAGACCAGCTGGGGCTTTCGCAATCAGCCCTCCGTACCTGCATGGTCTTCTTTCGCCCCAGTTTAGCTATTGGCATAATCATCCAAGAGCCAAACGGCTCAAGCCATATGGCCATATGATCAATATCATGTTTTTTATATATGGCCTTCTTGGATGTCTTATGGCTTACGCATACCCTGCACCTACTTGTAGACCTAGATCCAACCCTGTTTAACACTGTCATCCAGCTACTTTTAACCTGAACCTTGTAGATCTTACCCTTTGAAACAACCAGCCAATCGTATGGCTGTGAGTCTCCGATAGGCTTACAGGGCACCCCGCCCCTCTTGAGAACCTCAATACAGAACATCTGTTCGGCCAGCTCGCCGAACTTCTTGCCCTCTTTCACCTAGCAGTTCCAAGCCCTCAGCGATTTATTGATTCGTGAATCTGGATCTTTGGCCGTCGAGCTAGATGTCAGCTTTTTCTTCATGCCAAGCATTCTGGCGCAAAAAGCCTTTCTTCTTTCTCTATCGCTGTCGGTCTTTGGATTAGGTGCTGGTGCCTTTAGATTGCCTCCTGTAGCCCGATTGTAGCTACGCCTGCCAGCCTCGTTAAGTCCACCATATGGATCTTTGCCCTCCTTGCGCTGCCAAGCTGGGCTTTTATACGACATTTACTGCCGTCCCCTTACGCATAACCGTCTTAGTGTCGTGGCTACCCCAAGCCTTTTCAAACACACGCCTTGGGGTCTTGATGAATCCACCCTTGGATTCGATGGCCTTGTATCCTGCCCTGATCTTGTTTGCGGTAATTGTGGGGTCATAGGCAGTCCCGATAAAAGCAATGCTAGAGGGTACGGTAACCCTGTTGGGGAACTTGTCCCTGTCTTCCACTGGAAGAACTCTGATGGTCTTAGACCCGTCAGCCTCACGATATTCGTATGCTGGCATGCCATCTGTTTAGCAGTTATAGCTAATCCTGTAAATAGAAAACCCCCCATTTCTGGGGGGTTCTCTAGACTTGCGGGGACGTACCCCAAGTCACGACTCTAGTTAAAGAGTTACGAGCTGATCGTGCGAGTTCTGCTCTTTAGAACACGAGCCTTCTTAGCGTTCAACACTTGAACAGCCCAATGCGCTTTCCATCCAGCATAGATATTCTGGTTGAGAATATCAGATTTATCGGGTTTATCCACGATAACAACGGAAGGAGCGTAAGGGGACTGGCCACCGTAGTTGACCGTACCAAAGGCACCATTCGTAAGAACATATGTCGAGACCGTGTGTCCAGATGAAGAATAAGTTCCTTCAGTGGATTCTTTCCAAGCATTCGTGTGCTGTTGCACATTCACACCATAGATTTGACCGAGCTGGCCTTTGACAATGTCAGAGACACCAGTTTTGGTATTGTATTGTGCGATGTTAACAACGGTAGAATCCTTGAGCAGATCACCAGCGACAGTCGGATCAACGATAGCGTTAAACTCTTCGTTTAAGCTGACATTCTTATCCAAGCGGATGAGCGTAGCTGCATCCAAAAGGTCGGAAGGGGTCAGGTAAACAGGGGTAGAGCTTGCACCAGCGGTTGCGAGTGTAGCGAAATCAGTCGCTGCACCAGCATAGATCTTGCTGACGGTATTGCCGTAGATGTCCTGAGTGCGGGCTGCTGCGATAGTATTTGCGATACCAGCAGCTGCGGTCACACCCTGAAGGGCATTACGAACAACGGTGTCCAAGTGGAGAGACGCATCAAGCGTCAAGGCACGGATACCTTCCTGCAGGGCTGAGAACAGCTGGCTGTAGTTAAGGATATCTGTGACCTTGAGTGCTTCACCGACTTGCGTAAGGGGAACATTGATCTTACGGAGTCCAACTTCACGATAAGATGAAATCGGGGTTCCTTCGGTCAGATTGCTCACATTAGTGCCATCGGCTGTGGTATTCCACTGGAACATGGTGATGCTGTTGTTCCCAGTGTTGGTGGGCAGGTCATACTTCGTTCCGTAATTGTTCAGAACGAGCGTTTCAGCAACGCCGTCCAGAAGTTTTTTGGAGAACAAAGCCTGAAACTGATCGCCCAACGAAGCTGGGTTACTTTGAGTCATCATAGCCATATTGTTTTACCTCAATAGAACTGATTAGAAGCCGTCAGCTTGCATCGCCAAGTTCCTGACATAAGACTCAGCTTCCGCTGTGGTCATATCAGTAATCTTCTTGTCGCCCATAGGCGCAGAAGGATTGGAAGATCCAAGTGACATTCTTCCTTTCAGTTTTTGATTTTCGGCCTTTAACCGCTCGTTCTCTTTCACAACATCCGCAGCAGACTCCCCAGCGAGTTGCAGCTTTGCCAGCGCATTGGCAAGGACAAGACCGTCTGGATGACGATTCAGGAAGTCCTTCACCATAGGATCTTGATGTCCCATATAGGACATAGTGGTCTGATATAGATCAGAAGACTTATCCGTTAGGTCTGGGTTCTCTTTTACAAGACTGTCCCAGTTCTGGCGTACACGACTCTCGAATTTAGCTTGCTGATCGGCTTGGAGACGAGACCTGCGAAGGTCATCCTCCTCGATAGTATTTGCTTTTTTGCGAGCTTCGGCAGCTAGATCATCACGACCTTCGTTCTCCCAGTCCTTAGCGTACTGACGGAGTTCGTCTGGTGTGTAGGCTTCACGGGCATTACGAGGAGGAGCAGCTCTAAGTTGCTCAACCTCCTGTTCCAGTTTTGCCCGTTGCTCCGCAAACTCCTTCTGCTTTTGATTGAACTGCTCCCAGAGATTGCCGAGACGATCCCGACTTTTCTGGCGTTCTTCACCAACATCAAGGCTTTTGATTTCCTTGGTGATTGGATCTTCGCTTTCAGAATCTGTTGCGGATGCTGTGCGACGAGTGGCTTTTTCAGCCGTTTCCTTCTGACCCGCAGACGGGAGTCCGTCTGTTTTACGGGGAGCTTGTGCTTCGACCTTGGGTTCGGAAAAGCCATCGACCTGTGCTGCTAGTTTCCCGAGTTCCTGTAACTCAGCATCAATACTCTTACCTGCCCCGCTCGTTTCACCCGATTGAGGTGTCGTTGCTGGTTCGGTTAATACTGCTTCATTGGACATAACGGAGTCCTTTCTTTCCCGAAGTTTAGGGGACTAAATGACCGAGATCTGCCATGTCCCCTTCGCTGGCAGGCTCGGAATCTTTACTCAGATCACTGGCACCTAGATAGTCTAGGTAACTGACCATCTCTCGACAGCCAATCGACTTACCAGCCTCAAACGGATTGCCACCAGCCATACAGGCTCGGGCATCCCGAAGAGCGCAGTATCCAAGCAAAAGTATTTTCAGTCTTGCGCCAGACCTAGAGTTTAGAAATTGAACAAGTGCGGTACGGTCTTCATCGATCCACTTCGCTTGCCATGAATTAGAAAAAGAAAAGACACGCCAAGCTGCGGAAAAAGCCCTGATGAATTTGTATAGTGTCGCCACTTGTGGAAAGTGCTACAGCTCAACTGGCTACTGTCAACTGCTAAACAGTTATTATTTTTGGCGGGGTATCAGCCCTGCTTTTATCTTAGTTTTCTTTTGGGTCTTCTGTACGACTGGCTCCTGCTTTGGCTCGTTTCGCTCGAGCCTCGCCAGATCTCTCCAATCCTTGAAGTACCCGTCCTGCAGATGGGGACGCTCCCATGTAAGTGCCTGAAGGTTATAGAGTTTCCCGTTCTCAATCCCCATGCCGTACTTATGGATGTTTCCCCAGTCTGCCTCGTATCCGTCCTCTTTAACCTTTAATACGGGAACCCAGTCAATCGCCCTTCCGTAGCAATGAAAGCTCTGGGGCACAGGCAAGCCCATCGCATTTGTGACGATGCGCCCAGCCTTTGTCCTACCCTGCTCATACAGATCCTGCTGCTCCTGTGGTGTCCTGTGACCGCAGTAAACATACGGAATCACACCGCCCGCAATAACCGCATCCCTCCATGCAGCCACCCGAGCTGCGAAGGTAGGCTCTAATCCCTTGAGGATATCCTGATATATGGACTCTATCTTCGCACGAGTGATCACTTGTTTCGCTCGAGTTCGAGCTGGTATTGAAGCTCATTGATTGTTGAGATTGCATCTCTTGCCCATCCTTTCACATCCTCCCCACTATTCATCACAGCCTTAAACCGATAGTCGGTTGTAAGGAAAGTTACTGTGTCTGGAGGGAGATATCTCGCACCTGTACTAGCGCACCCACCAAGGGATACCGCTAGTGCCAGTGAAAGCACGATTGATTCTATCCTGATTCTCATCCCTCTTTTTCTTGGATGCCGAATCCTTTTGTTCCTTCGGTGTCGGCATCAGCCTCAAGACGAGGTCAATGACGGCTCCGAGAAGTCGAATCACTTGTCGTTGATATGAAGGCCGAGGGTCTTTAGGACGGAGACGATCTTTTCAAGAACGCCATCATCCGCAGGCGTAGGTGTCAGCTTAACAATGATGCGAGCCAACACGACAACAGCACCGACCACAGCCATGATATTTGCGAAGTTTTCGGTAATCCAGTTCATGTAGGTAATGTAAGACTGGTCGGGGGCGAGTCAACTACTATCGGATGCTTTGCAGATATCTTAGTGCAATAGCCATATGAATGACTGCTCCAGTTATGTCTGACTTGGCGTAACCGCTTTTTACTAGGATCGTCCGAATGCGTTCATAGGCAATGGCATGCTTGGTTCCACCGTAGTACTCTGTTTCGTCCTGCTGCTCGATTTGCATGGATGCCAGCTTGCAAGCCTCAAGAAAGATATTCCTGTCGTGGTGTGGCAGGAAGAACCAGATGACAGCCTTAACTATCCAATTCATTTTTTCCACCAGTCTGCTGAATCTTTTGCAAGAGATTTAATTGCCTTCTGAGCCTCCGATACGCTGGTAGTTAAATATACAGAAGGCTTCCCATCGATATACCCTAGCGAAATAAAACCTTCGTCGAGTAGGTATTGAAGGGCTTTGATTACTTGATCGTCGGTGTTCATTTTGCGTTCATTGCATCATGAGCCGATCCCATAGTCGGTACGTTTGGATATTTTGTGGGTGGTTGCACGTTGTTGTCCGTTTGCTTTTGGGAGCAGGAGGCAAAAGCAAGGCAGAGGATGATGATTGTAATATTCATTACGGTATAAATGGTGAAAGAGTAATTGCCTGACCAGAGCCAATCGTATAGCTCCATCCATCCAGAGGAATGATTGATGAGTTTGATCCATTTGTGCTTGTTGCTCTTGCGGCTGGCAGCGTTCCGCTTCCATCGCAATCTAATGCCCATTGGCTTGCAACGGCATTATTCCAAGTTAATGAAAATCCTCCTTCCTCAAAGTTGTTTGCCCAATTTGTATTTGAGTATTTAGGAAGTTGCTCTCCAAATCCTGCAAAAGAAAAATTAAAGAAAAGATTCATATCAGACGCATACGCACCATTCTTTATCGTAAGCGTTGGCGACCACCCAGTTGTGGGAATGTAATTTGCAGATTGACCGCTAGAATTATTTACATAAATCGAAGTCGGAACAGGAGGCGTTGTACCATCGTCATATGTTCCAGCAGAAAATACTATTAAAATCCATGCATTTTGTGATAACGAAACATCTGGCGCAAAGGAGGATTGATTAGAATAATATGTTGTCGCTGATGTATTAAATGCCAGAATTGCTCTATTTCCATTTCCACTTTCAAAATTGTAATCGCTAAAGGCATAGTAATTGGCTGGGTTTGGCGGTGTGCCATAAGATTGATCGAATTGGTATAAGATATTTCCGTCTCCAAATGTATTTTCCTTGAATAGTGTAAAATTGATTACACTAATAGCTACTGCGGGTGCGTCTGCATACGCAATTCCACTGGGTTGTGGTGTCGGAACAACTGATGCGGAGCGAAACCCCCGCCGATTCATTATTCCGCTTGGTGCAAGCAAAGCCATGTTATGAGCTTAGGATATAGTATTTTTTACTGGCAGAAGAACAGATAACATTGACTGCATCCGTTGGAACAAAGCCAGATTCAAATACAATACCACCTCCGCTTTTTGCAATAAATAGGTGATCGGTTGTCGCAGTTGCTCCAAAGTTAAAATACATATCTGTGTCAGATACATTCTGAATCAGAAGATATTGGCGACTTGAGTTGGAGGCTAAGGCTTGCGCTGATGTGTTGGCAGATGCAGAGGTAGATCCAGACGTAACAGTAAACGCTCCGTTTCTTGGGCGTACCTGCAGTGCCGTTGTATTTGCACCAGTATTTGCAAGCGTCACCTGCAATGGATTTGCCGAGCCTACGGCAGATCCACCCTGATAGTTTTCAGCCTGCGTTTTGAGATTTGTGGCCGTACCCTGTACTACGCTGGCATTAAGATTGGTGGCTGTTGCTTGGGTAACAGTGAACGATCCAGTTCCAGCGTTGGCAGTAACAGTCCCGCTAACTGGCTGTGTAGCCTGCCAAAAGGTTCCAGATACTGGTTGAGTTGCTGGAAAGTTGCTAACGCTAACTGAAGCACTTCCGAATGAGGTTACTTGGTTTCCAGATCCGTCCACAATCTGCACCGACAAAGCACGTTGAGATCCTCTTGTTGCAGACGTTAGTGCGTTGCCCGTTCCATCTCTTACGTCTGAAAGAACTCCGTTTGCTAAGTCATTCTTAATAATTGCGGTATCCGCAGAAAGCGTAGTCAGTAAACCAGTTGTCGTGTCGAGCTTACTCTCCACCTGATCGGTATTGAGATTAAGCGTATCGGCGTTTACCGATATATTGTTTAGTGCATCGTAAAACTCTTTATGGCTGGGCATTGTATTATCCTTTGTTAAAGAACTTGGTCTTGATCAACTCCCAAGATATGGAGACAGCCGTGCCGACGATGGCAGCTGCTAAGTAGAAATGTCCCTTAAGTTTCTCGAGTGCCGTCACACGATTCACCAGATCCCCGTAGTTAGAGAGGCTCCGCTCAAGCATGGAACACAGGCCGACCTGACGCTCTTCCATTCTTGCGAGCCGTTCCCTGATATCTGACATGTCAACGTCTATGATATTCATTGAGGTAACATCTGCTGGAACTGAGCATTCTTGGTCTCAGTCTGCATAGCCTTCATAATCTGTGCGCCGATCTGCTTGGCTAGGTTCGGGTTAGTCTGCGAAAGGAACTGGATGTGTTGCTGTAAGTGCTGGGTGTAAGCAGCACCGCTGTCCTGAGCCAGCTGCTGTCCACGCTGACCAGCCAACTGCAACCGATCCATATGGATCTGAACATGCACCTCGTGATCGTCGGCAGGCTCAACAGCCACAGCACCGAAGCCTTGGTCGAGCAACAGATTCTCGCTTCCAGCTTCTTCAGCCTGCATCTGCTTCTTGAGCTGCGGATCGATCAGCATGCGGTTGACAAGGTGGGGATCGTCTACCTCCAGCAGATCCTTGCGGAGTTCTGGCTGGTTAATGTACGGATCGTTACGGAGGGTCTGGAACCGCACCAAAGCCTTCTGGTACTGCATGACTCGGTTCACACCGTCAGCACTGCCCGAAGGTTTGATCTGGTAATCAAAGATGATCGCCTCTGCGGGCACAGCCGAGAACTGGTTCTGGTATTCAAAGAGAAGCTGGTCGTGGGCGTACTCAACTAGGATTGCATATGCCTGCTTGTAGATTTCGCTCAACGCCAGCCTGAAAAGTTTAATGCGGAGATCTGTGTTCACGCCCATCAGCTGTCCGATATTCTGCACCTCGGTAGCCGTGCGGGGCTTTGAGCTTCCGAGTCTTCCCTGCGTCAGGCCGAAGTCAGGCATCGACACCAAGTACTCGGAGACCTGACGCATCTGCACCATCTCCTGATCAAAGCTGATCGGAGGCTGGGGCATGAGTACTGGCTTAACTCCCGTGGGCAAGAGAACCCCTGTGCCGAATTTGATATTGTTCACATTGGGTATGTCCTGATCAGAGGAAAACATCGGTGAGTTGTACAGGCTCATCGCATCGGCCTTGGCGTTCATGGTCTTGGTCAACGCAGCTTCAAACGCTGCAACAGTTTCACAAACTCCACGGCTGGAATAAAAACCTTTGTCTGGAGTAAACTCCAGCATGCACGGCACAAACGGCATCTGCCCGTGTGCATAGGGAAGCTCGAACTTCGGGCGAATAGGTTCGTCAGGAGCCTGCGGGCTAAAGGTCTCCACGATGATCTTGCCCTTGTCATCCCGATAGTAGCACTCCCAGATAATGATGTTATCCCGCATGCTTCCCTCGGTCAGACCCTGCTTGCCTAGCTTGTGCTGATCATACGAGCGAACCCCAGCACCAGCCGAGTTCCCCTCGCCTTTGATCCGCTTGATAAAATCATCGTCCTGCTTGTACGCCTCGTTGCGACGATACTGGCCTTCAGAAATTTCCATGATGTGGCAGATCCGATCACAGCTCTCCATGTCCTTGGTGTAGTACGGGAACACAAGGTACATCGGGTTGACGGCATCAAACTTGACCGACCTGTTGGCCTCATCCCAAGAGGTCTTCATAAACGAGATCCCGCAACGGAGCATGGCCGACACATAGACCATCATCTCGGTTTCAAAATTAGAACGCTCACGCAACATGTAGTTAAACCAGCTCTCTGCTGCGTAGCGCAGAGACTGCATCTGAGGTTTGCGTGGGGTAAAGCTGGCCAGATTCTCAGCTGAGTAAATCTGGTTTATGTAAAACGGTACGAACTTATTGATGATCGAGTTCGCTAAAGGGTAGTGAAGGTCGGCTGCGTTCGGCCAAGGTTTCCGCTTCCTGCGAAGTCCACCATTGCACATGGTGTACCAAACCTTCTGCCGATCCTCCCAAGTGGTTCGCTTTTTAAGGTCATCGCAAAAAGCATCGTACAGCTCTTGCGTGGTCATTTAGTCCCCAGCGTCGAAGCCACTTCTGGCATCTTCAAAGTTAGTTTGGATGGTATTGCCGAATACATCTGTCTGCAAATGACTACCACCAGCATCATTTGAGGTCAAGCTCGGTCTGGTCTTGACATAAGCCCAGATGGCTCCCGCAGCTGCATCCGCACGATCTGGACTGCTTCCACCTGTCCTTTGCTTATATTCAGCCTTGGACTCCAGCTTAATGCTTCCGTTAGATGTGCAAAAGAACCTGCGGGTACACAGCTGACCATCCATGATGTCGTCCTTGGGCAGGATCACTCCCCTGTCCTCAATCATCTTGCCAGCCGTAAACAGCATCTCGGAAGCCTTGTTGGCGTACCCAGCCAACCCAGCCGTACCAAAGTTCACACGGTTGACGCTGTACCCCTGCTCGTCCATGCGCCTGATCATGGGCGACCCGATACCCCCGTTGTCAGCCCAGACCAGCTTGGGGTTAACCTGAAACGCCCGCAGCTCCCTGATTACCCGTCCGACGGTACGCATCTCGTCCCGATCCTTAATGATGATTAGAGGCAACAGCTTGTTCCCGTCCATGATGGCCACGGCAGTCTCGTCAACCCCTGCCCCACCCCAGTCGATAAAAGCCACCCTATCCATCGGAAAGTGAGTTGGGGGTGTAGCCCTGCAGTCATGGATCTTGGTTTCCGAGATGACGGTCTCGTTATCAGCCTCATCCACAAACTCGTTGTGGATCATGCTCCTGACCAGCGGGTGATCGTCCCCATACAGCTCCTTAAGTCTTCTAATCGACTCGTCCGTAATATGTGGGCACTGGCCGATAGGAATAGTGAAAGTCTTCCAGAACTTAGCATGTTCCCTAAAGCACTTGGCAAAGAAGCTGTTTGCTGAACCTGTGCTGCTAATAGCTAACCAGCGGTTAGGTTGGGTGCGTTCACCTGCATGCCAGATCTCTGCAGGTATGGACTTGGCCTCGTCATAGATCAGCATCAGGTTGCCCTTGCCACCCGTGGTGCTGCCCTCTGGATGCCACCCCTCCATCCTCTGGGGTTCGTCCGTGGTAAACGCCACTGCCCTCCCGTTAATCGGGCTGATCAGCTCGTTGGAGTTAACCGTCCAGCCCTTCAGCTTGGAGGCATACTTGTGTACGGTGGCAAACAAGCCTGACTTAATCTGTCTGCCTACGTTAGAAGTTACGATCACATAGCTGTTAGGGAATACAGCGCAGTGCCAGATGATGGCTGGTACCACTAAGAAGCTGGACTTGCCCGATCCGTTGGGTGCCCTGACAGCTACTCTGCCACCAGCATCAAGAGCATCCATGCACTGGATCTGCCAAGGGTAGAGGCTGTCCATTCCAAGGTAGTGGCTGGAGAACCCCGCCAGTGTGGACAGGAACTTTAGCTTCTGCAGTTCATTCATTTGGGACATTTGACTTCTCCTTGGCTAACCGCTTCGCCTCCAGCTTGGCCTTCTTTCGTCGCCTGCGGGCTTGTATGCGCCGTTTGACTCGGTGGATGAGTGCGTAGTCTGGATCGTTGCGAACCCTGCGCTTAAGCCATTCTCGGCACTTGGCGTAGAACTGTAATTTGTAGGCTTCATCGGAGTGAAGGCGGGCTTTGTGTTCGGTGTAATTCCAAGGCATGGGGTAGGAAATTTAGGGGGTGGGGGTGTAGCCGATAATGCAGGGGGGTGGTAGGTTGCTCGTCTCTATATATTTAGTGTGACGCATGGGGGGTGGGGTGGTGGTACGGGGTATCTGGAGAATCCTGAGGAGCTGATGTAAGTCGTTGATTTTCAAAAAAAGAAGAAGAAAGATTTGATGCTCTAATCTTTTATGATGAACATTGTTGTTCAGTGGTAGGTACTTCCATAAGCTGTGGTGGTGGGTCTGTTAACGGAATAACATCTATGGTCTGCAATCGTGCCTCACTCAATCTCTGACAGATGGCAGATGATACATCCAGTGAGAGAGTGTTAGTCGTTCCACCTGAGACTCTTAGCTCTGACTTCTGGCTGAACTCCTCTGGTCTTACTCTCTCGAGTAGCCATTGGGCTGACTGAGGCGATGATTGGGCGTGATTCCTGAGCTTTGTGAGGTTGTCGGCGATGAAGTTCTCTCGCTCAGCATCTAGCCTCTCGGCAAATTCCCTGCTCTGCTCCTTCATCTCGATCAGCTTCCCGATCCCAATGCCCACAGCACCCGCCATAGTTTTCAGACTCATCCCGAGACGAGCGAGTCGATACAGCTCTTTGATTTTCGTCTGACTGAAGTTTTCAAATGTTGTCCTCGGCTTTCCTCGTCCTCTTTTTTGCACGACTGGAACAGGAACAGGATCAGGATCAGGAATCTTTTCTGGCATCGTGACAACTGGTGAGCCGTTCACCATCTCGACGCTCAGGTCTTTTGCTGGCTCAACTTTCTTGATCCGCTTTCTACGCATTAATTCTTTCGGCACAGATCAGTTTTTAATTGCAATCTTTAATCTGTCGACCACTTTCAGCTGTTAAGCAGTTGTCCTCCCAGCGGATGAAAGATCGAATAGAGCCGTGTGGGTTGCGAATATCTCGAGAGCTGGCACTCGTGAACTCCTCCAGCTCGTAATAAATAACGGCGAAAATACTCGATCATTCGAGCGTGAGGGCTGGTCAAACCCGAGCATGAAAAGAATTTTCCTGTGAGCGAATTTCCCAATCGGTGACAACTCACAAGCCTTTCCCCTTACGGGGAGGCTTACTGCTCACGAGATAAACCCATCGATGAGTAAGCTCTCTCCCTATGACAACTCTCTCCCCTCTGGAATCCATCCGAGAATCACTCGCAAGAAATACTTAATCGAAACCATGCGAACCCTTTCTGCTTATAAAAATAAATGGTTCGCAAGATCCGTGCATGAGACCTGCCCTACAGTGAAAGCTACCCGCTGTCCCCATACTACCCCGACCATCAAATCAATTCCTCGGGCATCCTCGTGCGATATTTTGGGCTGTGTAATGGTGATCCGTGCCTTCCTCTGTGCTGTGTCATAAAGCAGATAAATTAACTACAAAGCAGTTGACAGGATAATCATTATGGTGCAAAGTGGTGACAGTTCTCACCACAACTTCTACAGGCGATACTAAGTCGTTCGACGCTTCAGAGTGCGTTCCTCGAGGGAAATTCTCCCCACATATCGGAGACTCCCCGCAAAACTCGAGCCGAGTAACAAACAGGTGATGATGATCTTTTATGATCAGTCACCCAGAAACTACCGAGTCTAAAATTTGCAACGAGATCAGCTGGCGGTGACCTGCAGGGATGCGGGAAACTTCCAGAGGGCACTTTGATTCTTGGAAAAACTGGACGGCCTCGGGCAATCACCCGAGCGGGTCACGACTAGCGGGAGCAAGTTGACTCGGCTGATTAAAATTTAAGAACTGAATTCATACACTGCACCTCTGGCCTATGTCGGCTCGGGGTGCAGTAATGAATTCGGCACTGAGTGCTGGGTTCAATACAAAAACAACAAAAGGAGGACAGACAACATGAGCGACACACACGAACTACTAAAACTAAAAGCCGAGGGACTGCACGAATGGCAGATTGAGCTATACGAGCAGGAACTCAGGTTCTGTTATGTCAACGCCAGATACACTTCCAAGGCATGCGGTGGTCACGGCAAGGCACACCAGAACGAATTGATCGCAGAAAAGTATAAAGAAAAGATCAAGGAGTTCGGAGGCAGAGTTCCCACCGAGAAAGAGGTCAATCGGTGGGGCAAGTTCAACGGAGAAGGGTCATACTAACAGAAAGGAGGAACACATGGACGAAGAGCGATTCCAAGTCGATGAGACTTTGGTGATGCACTCGCCCTTCACCAACGAGGATACCCTTGTAAATTTCAGGGGATTCCTTGGCGGTGACAAGGCAGTGGTCATCCCACTCCCGAAAGGACTGCAAATGTCAGTCCCAGCGGAGTGGCTGCGAAAGCAGTGATCACCCTCAGCCCTCGGGAGGAATGCCCCGAGGGTTGCAGTGATCCCTGAGATCAGGGGGCACACAACAAAAACAAAACGCCCGCAAGGGCAGAAGGAGCAGACAATGAACAACATAACAACAACGCAACTCAACAGCTACGCTCGACTGGTCGATCTATCGATCAGGCGTTTCATCGGTGGCAGACAGGATCGTAAAGCCACCAGCGAGGTCGAGGCCAATCACTCGATCTCGGCAGGTCAGGGCGGGCGATTCGTCAAGGCACTGATCCGACCCGACTATTTGAAGTCGGTCAATCAGGTTGCCTCTCGGATCAGGGAGAACTTCTACAAGTTCACCCTCCCGTGGCGGGGCGAGAGTCGGGTTCTCCCGATCTCTCAGTTCCAAGCCTTCACCGAGGCACACAACAGACTGGTCGATGAGTTCAACCGACTCGCCGACGATCTTTGTGCCCGCTACGACGAGATCAGGAACGAGGCCGAGGTCAGGTTGAACGGATTGTTCAACGCATCGGAGTACCCCTCCAGCTCGAGCGAGTTTCGCTCCCGCTTCGAGGTGACCTTCGACGCTGAGGCATTCCCTCGGGAGACCGACCTCAACGACCCCCGACTGCAGGCTCGTGCCCAGCAGGCGATCTCAGCCCGACTGGCTGACGCTCACAAACAGCTGCTCGATAGGGTGGCTGATGTGGTCGCTCACTTTGGTCGCACCTTGGCCAATCCCCAGG